TTTTCGGTATATTCACTCTTCTAAAGTTATTAGCTAACTGTTTTATGACATGGTTAAACCGTGCCTCCCTGTGTCGTCTGCGAGTAGTTTCGGTAGACACCATCTTACTTTAGATAAAGAAGAAAATCGAATACTATTTAATGAATATTGAGGCATTCGCACAGGATATATATTCTCAACTGGGACCTGGCTACAGTGAGAGAGTATACCATAATGCTATGGAGGTTTTGTTAAGAGAGAATGGTATTCAATACGAATCGGAACGTATCATTACTATTCCATTCAAGGGGCATGTTATTGGTAATTTACGAGCGGATATCATTATTAATAACGAAACTGTTATAGAGTTTAAGACTATTCGAACTCTGAACGATGCGGCGGAGTTGCAGGGTCGTAATTATCTTCGTCTGACAGGTCTGAAGACGGCGTATCTGGTGAATTACCCACCTCACCCGGATCGGGAGGTGGAGGTGCGAAAGATTCAAGTGCTACCATTAGAGGAAGAACCCGAGCGAGATTATGATAAAATCTCCGGGATTCTTGATAGTATGACTGTGGATCTAGGACAGCCGCCTGAAGAATATTTTGTGCCCTACGAAGAAGTGTCCGAGCTTCTTCTAGACAGTGTTGTACCGCTGGGTCGACTTGACTGATTGTATCTAGATGTGGAAGTACATGTGACTCCAAATCATAGAGGGTGAGTAGGGCGGGTTCGTCATTCATTTGTAATACGTATATTTACGTTGATACTTAGGGTCAATTTTTACATATACGGGAGTCCCACCACTTGGTGGCTTTCGACAGAAGTTCTTACATGCACAACAATCCCTTGGGTTAACGAGTTGTCTCTTATTCGCGTAACATCTCATGGGAAGGTAAATATCCATTTTTAGGAAGCGAACTATTCTATCAATGATAATCATACTAGTTATATTTTTTAAAATTTTATATTACTTATAACTCACATAAATAGCATACTGGTATTTGATCGAAGCACTTTACACATAAGAAGTGTTCACATTTACGAAACTTGAGACATTCCCCCACTTTACAACATTTTGGACACGACCAAGGGGACTTGAATTCAAGAATCTCATTTTTGAATCTCCAGAAACATGATGTGCACACCTTCAACCCAGGTTTAACTTGTTTACTACAAATTTGGTAGTTTGGGCAATTTACCGTCGACATTATATATATTTTATATACATAAAATTCTTTAAATGGTTGGAATATATTCCCATTTAAGGTCACTACATATTTTCTTCCATATAACATCTTGTGCATACAATTTAACTTTTGATTTTAAGAGTGGAAAATATTGAAGATACTCATCTTCTCCTAAAAGTTCACAAAATTTATAAAGTACGTAAGAGTAGCTAAGGAAATTCTTTCTCTCACTTGGACAGTTTTCATCGAAAGGTTTTTGTATATCTTTGAACATTATACGAAGATTGGCTTCTAACTCCGCTGGCATTGTAGGTGGTCTTATACCATTTAAAATGTTCGTAATATATGGAACATGTTCGTAATATTTATTTAATCTCAATTTTTTTAGAAGACTTCGTATCTTTGCATGTGTAATTTCTTCTAATTTTTTAATTTTAATTTTTTTTAATTCAACTCTTAACTGATCCATTACTTCATCTGGTATTGTCGTCATTTCCTGAGCTTGAAATTGTGATAACCATTCATTAAAGTGATTTTCTCGTTTATATGAATAATTAATAATTTTTTCAGAAGTCTCTTGCTCTTCTCTATACGTAAGTTCTTCATTTATACTAAATGCAATCACTTTCCCACATCCATCACAAACTAGATCACTCGTATCATATAAATATAAAATGTTACTATTTAAACATGTACCACACTCCTCGGTTACACGCATATCGGTACTTTTAGCTATATTCTTTTTTTCAACGTCTACGAGATAGTCGGTCCATATATCTTTTCTTTTAAGACCAACAGTTTCTTTTACATCGAAAATGTTATCAGTGTTAGTACATGTCATTTGTTCATTTTCACTTTCCATATATTGAGTTAAAAATGGCATACATTTTATCATATATTTCGACATTTCATCTTGATATTTTCTTTTATTAGATGGATCATGATCTATTAATTTAGACCATTCATTCAATTTATTATTATATCTACTTAAAAAATTACCTTCCATATGTTATAAAGGGATGTTAGTCAAACTTTTAAGTTATATTTTTTTCTTTTATAAACAATTAATTAGTCCAAAAGATTATAGTATTATTTCGGAAGAATTGGAATATGCCATAGATCATGATATGAAATATAACATCGAAGATGATTTTTGGTTAAAGGAGAGTAAAAGTTGGGAGGATGGTATTTTAGATGAATATTATGTAAATGTGACACGTAAAAAATTTAGATATACAATAATTCCTCAAAATGTAAAATGGTATATTCTACGTGTACGTTATTATTACAATGGTAAGGAATATATGTCTATTTCTAGTGATATTAATTTTAAACCGGGGGAATGTGAAGATAATAATATGCATTTCAGTTTACCAATTTCTAGTGTATGGCTAGTTGATCACAACGATAAACCTATGCGTGATATTACGAGTAAGATTAAACGTTACAGTGGTCCTAGGAATGACTTTCATTGTCAAAAAGTCCCTATTGAATATTTTCTATTTTATGATAAAACTATTTTAGAAGATAAATATCCTAAAATGGTATTAAGTAGTGTAATTGGGGTTAAGAAAAGTATAAAAACAATTGGGGGTTTTACTACTCAGATTCATTTACCTTAGTAGCTAGATAAAATTTCAATTCACCTAGATTAGCAACATTATATTTTAAAATTAAAAATCTATTACTTTCTTCTTGCATTATTTCCACGGACGCGCACATACTCGTCGCCTTTGTAAATATATTTAAATATCGCAATGAATAAAGTCCACTCATATACGAACTATTTTCGGGACATTCGATGCACGTTTCTTGATCTGCGAAGTCACCTTCACATTTCAATTTAAGTAAGTTATCTACCCGTGTAATTTCAACATCTGATCCGATATTAGACATATCTCTACACAGACGTTGAAAATCCACTGATGGGATATCAGTTATATTTGACATCTTAACATCAGGTACTTCGATACGACTTTCATTTATATCTAAAAGTTTTAATTTAAATGAAGTATTCGTTTTTTTCTGATCACTCATGACGTCTATATTCATATACTCTTTACAATTAATACTAATAGTTAAAACATCATTATTTGTAATTGTTTTCAAAAGTTTAAAAGTATTTGCAATATTGATACCAGCTATAATCTCATCTTGATCACAATAATATTCTTCAAAATTATCGGAAGATAGATATATATCTATTAGGGATGTTCTAGCTGTATCTAATGTTATAATGTACATCCCATCCCTTTTGAAATATATATTGACATCATTGAGTATATCCTTTAAAACTTCGAATGTTGATTTAAAAGCAGACGCTTGTATCGTAACAAGTTTCATTTAATATTATATTATCGTCAGGTCTTTAAATCTGTTCAGTGTAAGCAACCCCTTTATTTACATCGCGATTTATCTTATCTTCAAGTTCACTTGTCATAGCAGGCTGAAGAGATTGTCCATATTCATCTAATGAAAACATATCATCATCGTTCTCATCGCCTTCCAATGTGGTCATACCACACATACCACCCGGTGACCAATTACCAATTTCCTTGTTTGGTAAAAGTGAATCTAACCAATTTCTAATTTCGTTACCAACTAGTAATTTTCCATTCTTGGTTAACAATGTAGGTACTCGGTTGATTTTACTTTTATACGCAGGTGGTATACCCTGAGTGTTGACGTTATGATAATTTACAAGCTGTTTCAGTTGTGGTTTTGACTGTATATACTGAATTATCTCAGACGAATGTTTACACCTTGGGCTAAATAATAGTAAAGACATCTAATATGTATTACGGTATTTTCTAAAAAAAAATTGACGCATAATATAAGTGACCATGAAGTTACTTTTAATCGTAATTCTCATAATAATTGTTATACTACTCACGACCAAACGTGAATCATTTACAGAATCATTTGGCCTGTCAGGATACATTAAACCTACTAGTCAGATAATGTTATCCGACCCAAAACCCAATTTAAACAACTATACTCAGGGTGAGACGAAAATATCACATGACCTGATTGAAACTTTTGTTTTACAGGCAAATGAAGAAATTTCTAAACGGACAGGTTTATGTACATATATCATCGAAACAATGTCGGTGAAAAAATACACTGGTAGCGAAAATGATATTTATGAATGTGTGTTTTTTGCTATGAAGAATCAGGGTTTCGCTTTCGGGTTTTCTGTATACACTGCATTTAAGGTAATTGGTGATTCAGTTAAACTTGTTTCTCTTAGATCCCAGCCATTAGCCGGGCAATCTGAATCTACAATCGCACCATTCCTTGATGGTCAGTCGGGGAAAGAGTTCGTCAAGTACGAACTGATTAAAGAGGTTGCAGTTCCGACTGTAAGTGAGTTAGAAAACGCTAAAAATAAGTTACAGTAATTATAATGTTGAGCATCAATGATATCAATAAAATTGACGAAAGAAAAAAACAGATAAAAAAGGAAATTTATATCAAAATATATGAACAATTCTCTCGTAAAATAAAACAAAGTGTCGAACTTGGTCAAAAACATATAATATTAATTACACCGACATTTGTAATGGGCTATCCAAGTTTCGATAGAGAAGCTGCTACGAGATATATCGTAAGACAATTGAAATTAGGTGGGTTTATAGTTAATCCACTTAGTTTATGTGAAATTTATGTATCATGGAATGTGAGTAAAAGAGTGAGACCCAAAAAAGAATCAGTAGACGATATAGAATATCCAGACTTGATGAATCTTAAAAAGATGGCAGACAAATACAGGAGAACTGCGTAGTAAATAATATAATAAAAACCCCCCTTAATCATAAATGGATAATAATCTTAATATACTCGTTGAAGCTAAGAAAGAATACTTGGGTCAACTCTATATGATTATGTGTCCAGCTATGATTGACGTTTTTCAGGATATATACAATGAATCTGCCAATTTATCTAAGGGACGAAAGACTCTTATAATGTTTCAAAAACTCTTAAAAGAAGTTCCAAATTGGTCGAATGCGATGTCTAAACAGCATAGTGATAACATTACAAACCGTTGTGCGTGGTTTGACGACTTACTCGCTGCTGTATTTGTTGCGTGCACTAAAATTCTTTCTGCAGTTCGACTCAAATCAGATAACAAGAAAATAAGTTTAAAACTACCAACAAATGAAGTGTTTATTCAAATATGTTATAATAATGTAGCTAAAGATCTCTACAAGGATCCTTACATTTTTAATGATGAGCAGAGTGAATATATAAGAGATGATCTTTTGACAGCTCGCTTCACTACCTGCATTGAATCGACAGTAAAGGAATTAATACCCGTTCAGCAAATTCTCCAGACGTATATGTCACAAGAGTCTAGAAACATTGATTTAGATGGAGAAGTTCACAATTCTGAAGACCCAGAGATTTTAGAAGATTCGATGGAACCTGAGATGCCAATGGAACCTGAGATGCCAATGGAACCCGAGATGCCAATGGAATCCGAGATGCCAATGGAATCCGAGGAACCACTTGAACCAACTGGATTTGAAAATGAATTCAAAACTATACCAAGTGTTCAAACTCCTATTGTCGAACCACACATGGAATCCCCTGTTGAAAATTCGATTGAATCTCAGGAAGATGATGTTTTATTTGGGGATGCACCAGATGATCGTACAAAAAAACTTGGTTATAATTAAATGGACCTCTCTGAACAATTACGTGACCCCTTCACAGCTGCACTAATCGCTGCTGGTATTACTGCATCATATATTCACGGTAAGGCGTATCTTAATAATGAAGGTAAACTCGAATTACATAAATATACAAAACCCGCTATGTTAAATGCTATATTAGTTTTTCTTATCGTTTCTAACGGTATAGGTCAAAGAGAGACTATTTCCAGTGATCCTTTTTAAACTTAAAGATTAAAACATTAGAATAAGAATATGACTTCGGTTGCTGCGTTTAACGACATGCTTTCTCAATTTCTTGTGGAACTGCATAAGACATTTCCAGACGAAACTGGTATCAAGAAAATGATCACTTCATTCGAACTGATTAAACCCACCAACCCTACTTTAGTTGTTGACACCTTCATGAAAGGTGTAACCCCGTATGCAGACAAAATTTCTAATAAAGATGAATCATTCCTTCTAACTGAAATCGATACCATCGATTTTCTCAAAGATCTAAACATTAAAAGTTATTGGAGTCGTATGTCTGATAGCACTAAAGCGGCGACGTGGCAGTATCTTCAGACACTTTACATGTTGGGAACTACCATTAAATCTATTCCCAGTGATACACTTAGTATGATCGAAAAGATTGCTAAAGAATGCGCTGATAAAATGGAAAATGATGGGGGTGAAATTGATCAGGGTGCATTAATGAGTATGATGGGTAATCTGTTTGGTAATCTCAACAAAAAATAAACCTAATATATACTAAATGAAAACTTGGTTTAATGATCCCCAGGAACTTATAAAAAGTGATAAGGTTTTAGATTTTTGGCCCACAAGTAACCAATTACCATCTGAACGAATAAATGCAGCTTCTCGATTCATCATATATGCAACATGCGTTTTGTATTTAACGAAAAGAGATCCTCGTGTATTTATTTTAGGTGGAACAGTATTGAGTGTATTATACGTGATGTACAAGGCTAAAATGGTTAAAGAATATTACAGTGTAGATGAGACCGAATGTCAATTACCAACAAAAGAAAACCCAATGGGTAATGTGTTAATTACTGATTATGTGGACGCACCAAACAGGTTACAGGCTTGTTATTACCCAACTGTTGCACCAATGGTTAAAGAGATAATGAGTGATCGCATCCCTTACGACAGTGGACGGTCTCGTAGCCCTCTCCCCCAATACCAACAAAACGCAGCTGATAGACAATTTATAACCATGCCGGTTTCAAACATCCCAGGAGATCAAACTGGTTTTGCTGAATGGTGTTATGGTAAAAAGAACGCCCAGATATGCAAGAGTGATACTCGACTTTGTAGCCCTGATGCACGCGGTGTACAACTAGATGCATTCGCCGGTTTAGGTGGTGATGGAGATGTGAGGGGTCCTCGTGGTGGTGGTCCCGTCCGATCTGGAAGTGGTCAGTATGCATAATTAATATTCTCTTGTAATAATAAATGGCGTATCAACTCCAACCCGGTCTGTCGATAGTTCAAAACAAGGGTGCTATCGTCCCCGTCAAAGCGACTGATGAAATTTTTGTATACCCTCAGCCCAGTGATCTTAATGGTGGTGGGTCCCGTCCCAACACTATGTTATACGGTACAGCTCCTTACCGGGCTGGGAAAGGATCACCCGCAGAGTATATAGAAACGTCTGATCAGTTACGTCCCCAGTCGACGTCCAGTTTCAACAGAACGATTGTACAAACTTACGAAAGAAATTTGTTTCCATTGTCAAATATGGAATGTAAAGTTCCTTTAAGGACGATGTCGTACGAACCAACTAGCACACGAGCGGAACTCCAGAATGGACTTTTCCATCAGAGATACCTTAATAAAAATGTTAATAAGAAGTAAGAATGGCTGACCCGATTTCACTCGCAGCTATCGCTGGATTGATTTATGTCGGGCGTAGCTTAAGTAATAAAAAAGCTCAGGTTTCCCCTGCTGAGATGCAAAAGCAAATTATAGAACAAACACCTGAACCACCTACTATGTTTGACCGCATACAGCCTCTACCAGATATGTCGAATTTATATGAACCAAGAATTGATATTCCCCATAAAAAAGAAAACGAAAGTTTTGCTGATATATCTGGTCAATATCGTACAAATGGTCAGGAAGTTCTATCTATGCGAGACCGTATGTTTGACACTGGGCGTATGAACAATCTTTCTCCCGTGGAAAAGCAATTGGTAGGACCAGGTTTGGGTGTCGGTGCAGATGTCCCAGCTTCCGGTGGGTACCAACAGTTAGTCCGGGTGAATCCAATTAATGTTGGTGAACATCGGTTGACTACATTACCAGGGCGAGCTGGTCCAGCTGCAGATGTCACAGGTGGACGTTCTGCTGTCGTTGGTCAACTTACACATAACAAACCGGACACAACCACTTACTTACCTAGTCGTCTTCCTACCGTAATGGGTCGAGCTCAGGGTATGTCGGGGCTCATCCCGAGACAAGAACACGAAAAAACTAAACGTATAACTAATCGTTCCGAAACAGGTAATCGTACAGATGGTTTAGGTTTCAATGGCGCTAAGCGTTTTGTGTCAGCCCAGTCAATGCCCCAGGACCCTACACGATTCAAGAGTGATAGAAATGATCTTCAGTCTGGATATTATAATCAGGCACAACCAGGTATCAGTAATCATATTGGTGCATACACCAACAGTGCGGCTGTTCAGGTAGGGAACAAGACAAATGATGAACTCATGAAGTATGGTTTCCGCCCAGAAGATCGTCGCGGCAAGGCCAATCGTTTGGGTAACAAGGGTCGTATGAATGTTAGGGAAAGTGCACTTAAACAGGGTGGCGCACTCACATCTGTTCGTTCCGATACTTCCCGTGTTGATGGTCGGGTGGGTGGAGCAAATGGTGGGTGGACACAAAATTATAAACAGACGTCGTTTCATAAATTTAATTCATACAAAGGGCATGAAAATCCCCATACTCGTTCACTTGATATCGCTAAAAAACAGATGTCTGCCAATCCTTTAGCTCAGTCTATTTATTCTTGAAATATCGAAGTTTAATAAATAAAAACACTCATTAAAATATTGTACATGTATTTTAATGAAGGTTCATACCCTTGATATAGATTCTGGTGAACGTGATACCGAAGTATACGAGTATGCTAATAATTACAATGTCACATTGAAGACGATAATATATAATGTCACTAAACTTGAAGTAATTTCCACGAGATTACCTAAACCCAGACGATTCAATCACTTTAACAATAAATTTACTATTCACGATGATAATGGAACCTATATCGCTGAAATAGATCCATTGAATGTATCTCTTATTACTAATCCAGATGAACAGACAGTTGCGACATATTTACAAAATACAGTCATACCATCAACAGGTTGTACAACGATCGACCAGGTTTCATATACAAATGGACGCTTCGAGTTTTCTAATACATTAACCACTAGTGATTTTAATCTTGATTTTTACGATGGGGTAGATGGTTGGACGTCAAATGTTAATAGTAGAACCACACCCAATCAACTATTTGGTTTAAGTGCTTCTAATGTTATGTCATCGAGTGGTATTATAAGATGTGGACAACCTGATATATCATTTGCACCCAAGACATTTGTCTTGAAAATATCATCTGGATCGGATGATTTTAATCAAGATTCTTACACAAACACCCCATTTTATACCGGTGTATTTATGAATAATGAAACAGACCCGAAGGCGCAAAAATATTTAACATTTTATAGTCAAGATGATCTATTTGTACACGAGTATAATAACGGTCCACAAAAACAAATATCTAATCTAAAAATCGAATGGTATTATAAAGAAAATAATAAACTTATACCGATAGATTTTAAGGAAAGAGATCACGCTATCAAGTTAAGAATACATGGTTCTACTGACAAGCTTATAAACTTACCACAGAACCAAGAAGAAACGATACACGAAGAAACGATACACGACAAGTCAAAAATAAACATTCCCGAAATCGTGGAAAATGTTTATATATGGAAAGAGTATATTTACATTGGTGTAATTATTTTAATAGGGTTATTACTCACACTTTTTATGAAAAAAAAGCCAAAAATTAGCGGGTGATCGCGAATAAGGGATCAGCGGGCTTCTTTACACGAGTTGACATACGAGAAATTACCAAGTAAACAATGATGGAAAGTAGAGTGGTAAGGATAGCGGTGAATACGTAGTGAGAACCACTGTTCTTAGGTACCTTGATGATTTGAGTGATACCCCATCGAACGAGGTCCATCCAACTGAGAGCAGCGGCGAAACTGAATCCAGCAACAATTGAGTTGAGAGACTGCGCTTCGAGTTCCCGGCTGACGAGAGTGACAGTTTCCATTGCTTGGGCTGTAACAGATTCCATTGTGATTTATACTATAGAAATAGAAAATTTATTCTGGTAACAATGTTTCTTTACTAACTAATTTTTTATATTTAGTTTTTCTGACTATTGATGATTTAGCAAATAATTGTTCGTCATCTGAATCGTCGCTATCACTACTCGTGTCAGAAACCTCACCATCAACAGCTTTAAATGTTTTATATTCAGAAGTCGTCCACCCCTCCAACTCCGAGGTGTTCATTATTATTAATAGCATTTTTTAAGAGATGTTCTGTCGGATTTTGTGGATTCCAATCATGCCACGTGTCATATGCATCGTTTACAGATGTAAACTTTGGATCACTCCCTGAATATCTCTCAAATTCAGGGCAATCGCCTGGGTCAACGAGATCATCTTCATCTTCATCTTCATCTGAAGTCTCCTCATCATATATTTCTGGCATTATAGATCCTATTGACTCTCCAACTGAGTTCATTGCACAGAATTTCAATGCATATCCCCAGTCTTCTGGAAGAAGAACATCTCTTCCACAAGCTTTGGAATATTCAGCTGCCAATAATACGGTTTTTTCTATCACCGGTGTGATAATATTTACCATGGTCTGGATATATTGTTCAATCATATTATCACCCGCATCTCCAAATCCCGATTGCATGTTCATATTTAATATTTAATATCAAAAAGAGTTCGAGTATAATCCTCGTCTACGCGGAGAATGTTATAATTTACTGCGTACACGCGAATTTGTCTTGAATAATCTGCACATGGATTCAAACTTAGGTTTAATATTTGATCTTTTATGAATGAGAAGTTCAGCTGTCCAGTTGGAAACCATTTTTCGGGTTCTAAAGCAAAACTATACGAATAAAATCTTCTCAAAAGTTGTGTTTTGGCGTGATGTATAGTTGACTGTATAGCTTTTAGAAAAATGACATTTCCTGTTTCTTTTGTGATTATATTTTCATTATCAAGTCTGAGTGTTAAATAATCTAAATTTTCGTACAAAATGTATTTATTATCTACTTCTAGTAGTGTATTGTCATAGTCAAAAGGAGTAATGAATTCACCTTCATTAGTACCAATATCACCTTGACGTTGTATTACAAAATATAATTCTTTCACTGGATTCGTAAAATCGAGTTTAAATGAACCAGACGTTTCACCTTTGTCGACGTTAAAAATATTAGTTTGTAATTGTGTGATAACAAATTCCCTTTTGGTATTTTCAATCTTAATTCTTTCACATGGATCCACAAAAATTATTTCTGCACATAGTGTACATTCTTCCATAAAAATCCTACCTTCCTCGAGTGTGGTTAACAATTCTCCAGTCGTACTTTTTATGATCAAATGATCATAATCACGAAGTTTTATTTCGACTTCTACATCTTGTTTTTTTATTGCACACAAAGGAATAGCTAACGATGGATTATTATAGAAATAAAATGGTATATCAACAAAAAACTCTTCAATTTCGTCAGCTCTTCCGATACTTCCCAATATTTCCTTATCTGAAACCCTAGAGGAAATTGTACGTTCTGGGTACTTCCCAATTAATTGTTTTAAAGCTCGTTGTTTCGTCTGTGTAATATGATGTTCCGTGTATATCTGAAGATAATCACTAGGTATTCGTTGAATAATTTTACCACCTATGATGAGGTCGACGTACTCTATAACCGCATGTCCAGCTGATTCTATATACGTTGCGAAATTTGTATAAGGTAACGCGGGTAACTTAATTTTTACACTGAGTGTATTTATCAAATCTCCGAGATTATGTGGAATTATAAATTTTACTGTATTTCCAAAGTCAACGCTATTTTCTGAATCAATATCCACATATTCTCGTGCAAATGCAGAATGTTTTGCAAATCTCTCTATAAAATAACTATGGTCTGGGTTTGTAGTAAAAAATACATCTTGGGGTCCGGATTGTAAAAGTTGAATACGCCCAGCCATTACTAATATAATAACTTAAAATTTTAAACCAGCTATTCCGTCACTGATTGTTAAAATATTATAATTGATTGCATATATTCTAGTATCATTATCGTCTACATCATTGAGAGGGTCAATTTCAATGGTAAGAAGTTTATGTACTATTCTACTCATATTTACTTGTCCAGTTGGATACGGTTTCTCTGGTTGCAACGCAAAGCTGTAGATACCGAACTCGGATTTGAGATACGATGCTACTGATGATTTATTACTTGGTGAGTTTACATAATGTTTTAATGCTTGTTCGTGCACAAGAAATTTTGTATCTCTATCAAATACAGTTTCATTGTTGAATTTTAATTTTATATTTTTTATTGTATTATATTTATTTGGGTAATTATTGGTAATTGAATCATATGATTGAGAAACGAAAAATAATTCTCTTATCGGGTGTGAAAAGTTTATCATCACACTTTTACTATTTGATCCAGCTTTCATTTTAAATTTAGAAAGTTGAACTTGTGTTATGATATAATCAAGAGGTCTAGACATTAAAAATCTCTTTTCAGGTTCAGTCACTAAAACAAATTCACAATCCAGTGAGAATTTTTCTATTTTAGATGAAACATCAGCTGAAGCTCCACTCAAAATTAATTCGGTGAGAGGTCTTAATTTAATTCTAACTTCTACCAATTGTTTGGTAAGAGCACATGTAGGAATTGATAACCCTGATGCTCTGTAAAAATAGAATGGTAAATCTATAAAATATGTATACGATCCACTATATGCTAGGGTTCTACCATGACCATTCAAAAAATAAAGTGTTTGGTCAATGTCATCATCTGTGTTATGTAATTGTTGATGTATGTAAATATACTCACCTGTAATTTTTTCAATTACTTGACCTCCTATTAAAAGTTCAGCGTGTTCAATCATATGACTAATTACAGATGGAACCCATTCGTTACCTGCAGGTGAGGGGTCTTGTAATTTCACTTTTAAATTCATATTTCGTATTAAATCACCTTTATCATTGGGTATAAGACATGTTATAGTTTTACCAAACTCTATGTCTCCATTAAATTGACTCTCTATATAATCAATAGCAAATTTGCTATGTCTTTTATAATTCATTAAGAAATAAGACATCATTGGGTCCCCTGTTAGCCACTGGTCTTGAACACCTTTGGTTGCTAATCTCAGTTTACCTGACATTCCTATTTTACGTGAGTAAAATTTTGTTAAATAAAACGAGACACTATATTAGAATGAATCTTCAGTTGAGGAAATTCAAACCTGAAGGAATCGGTGATGACAGGGTATGTGTTTTCATTGGTAAGCGTAATACAGGGAAATCAACGTTGGTGAAAGATATCATGTATCATAAAAGACATCTCCCAGCTGGTATTGTTTTATCAGGAACAGAAGAAGGTAATCACTTTTATTCTGAATTTATACCAGACCTATTTGTGTATGGTGATTATGACAGAGACGCGATGGAGCGGGTAATGGCAAGACAGCGGAAGCTAGTTGGTAATGGTAAAACAAATTGTGGCGCTTTTATGCTTTTAGATGATTGTATGTATGATTCGAAATTTTTAAAGGATACATGTATTCGACAATGTTTCATGAATGGTAGACATTGGAAAATTTTCTTCATGTTGACAATGCAATATGTAATGGATTTACCCCCCGCACTTCGTGCAAATGTCGATTATGTATTTATTCTTCGAGAAAATATCATTCAAAACCGAGAAAAATTATATAAATCGTTCTTTGGTATATTTCCATCTTTTGATATGTTTTGCAAAGTGATGGACGCGTGCACTGAAAATTATGAATGTCTTGTACTAGATAACACAGTAAAATCAAATAAAATACAAGATTGTGTATTTTGGTATAAAGCGACGGTTAGAAAGAATTTCAAGGTTGGTAGCCCCGAGCTTTGGAAACTTCATAAAAAAATGTATAATCCCAAGCATATGCAACAGAGTGAGAGGGAGGATGATGCCAAGAAGGCGACTAAAAAGACAAATCTAAAGATTACTAAAACAAAATAATCACAGGGTAAGATTCGCGTTATGATTTATTATGAAAAAACTTATATACTATTAAATGTCGACCGATCGCACGGTGACCATGAATTTATCTGATAATGGAGATGGAATGGTTCCTATACATAATAATCCAACGACCAGTTTTATAAATAATGAAATGCCTAAAAGTCAAGAAGCGTTTTCACGTGAAGAAAAAAATGTAAGTGAAAGTAAACAGACAATGGATTCTACACCTATTAACGATATAATGATGGATACACATATGATGCAAGATGAACCTAGAATGCAGGGTGTGATGCCTCAGATGAGTGCTCCTAATCCCCAGGGTGCCTATCAAGTGCAACCTGCTCAACAGGCCGCCACTGAAAGTAAAAATCCATTTAATTTGACGGATGATCAAATAATTGCACTAGTCGCTGGCGCTGCGGCTTCTTTAGCCGTAAGCAAGCCCGTTCAAGATAAGCTAGCTACCACTATCCCTAGGTTCATAAATGAACAAGGGGGTAGGAGTGCGATAGGTTTAGCTTCTACAGGTTTAGTTGCTGCTATTGTTTTCTACTTTGCGAAGAATTACGCAATTAAACATTAGATTCCCAACCCAAATTACTGTAAATCGATTTATCAATCCCAGAAAAATATGTAATTAAAAATCCCATTACAAATGTCGTCATAAGCAAGGTAGTCATCTCAATTACCTTTCTCCTGTCATCTGGGGTTCTTTTTATAGAATTAGCAGTATGTTTCCAAATCCTATTGGCCATGTAAGTTAAAATCATAGCAAACACCGTGCTTAATAAAAAGAACATACGATCAACTGCGAGTTGTGGTACCTGACCTACAATAAACCGAAGTAAATTGGGTATAATCACAGTTAATGTTATAAGATTCACATAATAATTACGAACAAGTCTTGGAATTAATAAAGCGACAAACACTAATACCCAATAACCTATTGCGGTGAGAAATATGTTAAAAGGTGTTTTCATTTATTCTAAAGGGATATTATTTATCCTGGACATACTTACCACAAAATTCAGTACGTTCAGGTATCTTTTCATATATACCCAATTCTACGCATAAATCTCTCAAATCAGTGTAATTTTCCCAGAAACTATCTGAATGCGCGTATTCTTTTACAGTATTATGTGTTAATTCATGAATTAACACGTGGAAAATTTCATTAACTTCCCCATCTAAACATATAGTTATATTCTCACCTTTGTTCGTGTTATAACCAACTGAATCCCCGTACATTTTTTTCATAGCTGTAATCGGAACATATCTTCTTAATGTATTAAATTTTTCAATTTCGTTTTTATGCAAATGATCTATGAGAATTTCATATTTTGCTTTAACTTCTACTAATTTACTGGGTTGTTTAGTGTTTTTTAATATAAAGATATTTACCAAAATTAATAAGAACAATACTTTCATTTTTTATATACAAAGATAAATTTACTATACAATTCTGAGATGGGATTTCCTGATAATCCTTCCCAAAGATGTAAACTAAAACCCAACTCTTCTAGGTGTGTTATCAAAAGGTCTTTAAATGCTACTGGCTCGGACTTAGGTCCGTCTGCATAATAAGGTGTATCGATTAGATTTACAAATAGTTTTTCACCGAAACCACCATTTCCGTAGTCTTTTAGTTTGAAGAAGTTACCACTGTCATCTATGAGGGGGGTTTTAAATATAATCTTTTCCGAATCTGGAATGATCCCAATAAGATATCCACCATGTTTCATACGTTTTTTAATTTCATGGATCGATGTTAAAAATAAATCCCTTGTGGCAAATATATAATGTAATGAAAAATTATAACATATAATGTCAAATTTTCTATACGGACAATTTCGTATATCACCTTCGTAAAAATTAACACGTATATGCATATTTTTTGCTCTGGATCGCGCTTCATCTAAAGAAGTTCGCTCTGGATCACACATGTTGATATTAACCTGACATTTATTCCATTTGTGAAGATCACCACCAAAGCCACAACCAACGTCGAGAATGTGAACCCCTTTACTAGTAACACTTTGTATCAATTCTCTCTTGGCCTCATTATGATTCTTACGAATCTCTTCCATATATTTCCGGTGTTTCAAAACTTTAAGGTAAGATAATATCGATTTTTTCGCGGTTTATAGATTCTCTTAGGTTCCAATTGAATAAGTAATAATATACGTGACCAGTGCCTTTCATGAATTTGAGTTTTTCGAAATTGTCTGTATTTGTACCTACATCAAGAACATTAAAAACATCATATTTTAAATTTTTTGCTATAAGAAAGGCATCATTATAAACATCTCCGGTTATGTAAAATTTATATACCTGCTTTACAGTCCCATTATTGTCACACCTGTCATATGGAACGTCATAAAATGATATTAAATCATTGCTATCGTCATTCACGTATGTATGAATAGGTAGTAACCACTGCTTAACGTAATTGGAATCTACAACCACAGAAAGTTTTGAATCTTTTAGATATTCTTTTAATATAGTGGTAACTTTTGGAACATCTTCCATTGTCATTTTTCTCCAAATATATTTACAAGGACCTCTCACTTCATAATATTTTTCGCGAAGTCTATCTGTTTTAAAAAATTCAGTATTTACGAGATGTTTCACATTTAGAAATCTATGCCAGTATTCAGATTTTGTAATAGGGGTTGGGATTTTTGTTGTCGCAGTATAAATAGCCTGCCAAATACCCCTCATATTTGCACGCCTTTTAATTTCACCTATGAGTAAAGGCGCAAATCTTGAGGACCTGAATTGCAAATGTACACATAAAAAATTAATTTGAACCGCGTTAACGACTTTATCTTCTATTTTAAGTTTCAATGGAACACTGGAAATATATCCAACAATGTTACCATCCGTACGAATAACTATATTTTCATACCCCGGAACTTCTGTAGACCACTCGAGAATATCACGGGTATAGTTGAACTTAAATGTATCACCCTCGTCAAAATAATGACATTCTAAAAATGTTCGTGCTTCTTCAAGGGTGCACGTCGACCAAGTGAAACCTTTTCCTAGATTTAAAGGGGTAGATGAAACATGTTTATTTGATTCAATTTCACCCATCTTAACCCCTTCACGTGGTACAGGTTGTTTATCCCAGAACTCGTGCATATATCAATTAAATAATTTAACTTTTAAGTTGGCTTAAAGTTTATAACACTTACGTAAATATAATGTCTCTGGAACAAGATTACACTACTGTCCCTGGTCAACTCTACGCGTGTTTATCTGTAGTCGGACCTGAGGCTCCACAAAAAAATGAAAAATTTGGTATCAAGATCAGAGGTGGCTTCGCCACGCGTGATGAGGCTGCGTCACACGCCAAGCGTCTCCAGCGCGAGGATCCCACATTTGATATTTATGTAGTAGATATGTACAAGTGGCTTCTAATCCCCCCAGATCCACTCAAAATTGAAGATGTTCACTACACGAATGATAAATTGGAAGAGATTATGTCTGGTTACAAAGATAATCAAGCTGAGGCAACCCGTATGTTTAATGACCGTAAACGTGACATGGCGGATAGCAAAAGCTTCTTAAAACCCGGTGACGATAACTCTAAATTTTATACAAAACCAGATGAGAGTCCCATTTCACACCCAGCTGAAGTAATTGAACGTCTTAAGATTGAAAAACCGGATGCTCAGATGGAAGACCTCGTGAAAGAGGCTGATGAGATTGTCGCGACTGAGATTGAAGAACGACGCAAGAAACGTGAAGCGGAAATCAATAACACAATTGAAGAATCTATTGAGGAAGAGACTAAATAAATAAATAAAAAAAATCTTTGTTAAATGTAAAACGAAATGTTAAAAATTATATTTACAATCATATTGACTAGTATGTTTTTCATTTTGTTTTTTGAGCCACGTATAAACTTAAAAAACAAAACTGAGCTAAATAACAAACAAACTGAACAGCCATCTACTACAGATGGGTTCATAGAAGATACATACGACTCATTTATAATACCATTATATCCTTCCAGACTCGAAGTGGATAGGGGTGATACTAAAATGAGCAAACATCTATACGGGGATATAGGTACATTTAATGGGTATTCAAGTATACCGGAGGATCACTGGTTGCATGGTTTTCCCCATGAAAAATCCTAATAAAAAAACAACGAATGCGATAATCCAGGTAGACTTATCAATCTTTGAAAAAAAATCATCCTTTTCATTTTGAGATTCAAAATTGGGTGGTTGTTGATACATCATTTCAGATGGATGGGGTTGATAATAAGGGTCTTGGAGACTTTCATCATTAATATGAGTACTATCTTCAATCATATCCTTATCTATATTAGCAGATGGAGAATACTCAATTGGATTTCCTATATCAGTCTCCATTTTTTATATAACTTATATTTTTTTTAAGTACATTCTTACTCACATTCTTCATCACTATCTGTAACGTCGTCATCATCAACAATAAAATCTTTGAGGTTACCATTTTCATCACACTCTTCATCACCCGATTCATCACTAGAAGATTTACATTCTTCATCTGTCATAATATTAGAATCTAATTCTGTATCATATTCGTCTGTACAGTAATCATCTTCAACTGTAGTTTCAGTTGGTACGAATAAAACTACCTTTTTGACAGTTCTATTGGATCGTCTAATAAGTTTATCACTCATTTTACTATAATTAAAGACCATTGTTTTAAGTATTGTTTATAGTAAAATGTGTTTCTAATTAGGAAATATAATTTTTGATATAGTCGATGTTAATCTGTATTTTCTTACTGAATTTTTTTTACATTTTAAACATTTTTGATATATTTCACCTTTATTCACCTGATATAACATAGGTGAATCTTCGTGGATACCTTTAATCGTATCACAATAATTTGAAGTTGATACGATTGTGTATATATTACCTTTCTTTGATAAATCAACAATCTTAACATCTTTAGAATCTGACATAAATTTATTAATATAATTCTCCAATTGCCTCTTAGCAAGTGAAAAATCTATAGGTAATTTTTTAACACTTTTTTTAATTACTGGACATTTTTTTATATCTTCTAGTTTTGGATATAATTTAGATACAATTGGAATTGGAAGTTCATGTTTACGACCATAAAAGTCCTTACAAAAACCATCATACCTACCATGTAATGTTTCACATCGACAAAAACATTTCTGTGCTATGACTTTTCCACTTATATAAAACCATACATGATTTGAGTTATGTGAACGTTTAAGATTTTCACAGTATTTAGATGTTGTAGAAATTAAATAGGAATCTTTATGTTTGAATATCTTTGTAATAAATGAATCTGTCTGACCTTCTATGTGTTTTCTAATAAAATCCTGAATTTCACTCTTGATAGATTCATCATATAATTCATCTTTTGTCTGTTCATTGTTAAATGAACCTTCTTTCTGATTAAATGAGGGAGATGTAATGATTGTATATTCGGTAACATTAGTTCTAATAGATGACATCTTCAAAAAATTTACATTTGGTGTTTGTTCGATGTTAATAAGAGCACTTAATGGACCATATGTATACATAAACAATGGAAGATAAGCAACTTGGTCAATTTTCTTACCACCACATTCGAGGCACCCAAGACCCTTACATGCATCATGCTTTTCCTTCTTATACGACCAGGGCATTCTAAGGCCACTCCCTTGTGTTTTCCTCGTGTTACATCCATAAACCGATGAGTCTATTACATTATTCCAATCGACATTTGATTTACTATGTGTCAAAGCAATCAAAATATGTTCACGAAGTGCGAGAGCTGATGTTTGATTCACTACAAACTCTGACCAGTTTAAATGTACACCGGTTTTTATTAAACCCCCACTATTTTTCGGAGGTGCTACAGAAATTAAACAATCTTTACCCCCATGTCGTTTGACCTTATCACAAATAATTTTGCATATACTTTTAATTTCATCAAGTGTAAGGGCTCTCTCATGTTTATAGTCTATGTCAACGAAGAAATTGTATGTTGAAGTCTTCTGTTCAACGACAAATAATTTCTCACCACATTTGACAGCTTCTATATACTTCTCATAAAAGTCATTCAATTTATCGAAAGGCACGGAAAGGATCCCACCGTCCAAGAGCACATGCGATAGATTGGTTCTATTATTAAAATTTTGAGTTGAACACCAACTCTTGAACATACCTTATATAGTATCATACTCTCTAAACCTATTCATACAAGAAATATCTGTATACTGTTTACTTTCTGATAATTCCTTTTTTATAACCAATAATTCGTATACCGTTTTTTTTTCATTTTCTGCAATCCATGTATTTATTTCTTCTTCACATAACCCCCTATTCTTTCCAAGAAGTTCAGATATCTGCATTAAAATGTACGCCTTTGATTTCATTCTATTTAATAGAGAAGGTTTTTCTATTAAGAGAAGTTACACACGAATAAAATTCGGGATTTTTCAATACATTTTCAATTATCAAATTCCATCTTTTTCTAGTGTTAAATTCAGGTAAAGTGTCAAAACTCATGAAATCATTTTCGTCGTATGTTTTTTTATAAGGTTTTTTTTGTATTTTTTTTAGTATCGTTCGTTCCTTTTCTTCATTAAATTTTTGTATAAGGGCATTTTGTTCAGATTTAGAATAATCAACGAAGAAAATATAAACATTATATTCTAGATCTATAGTTGGACTTTCTTTGGACATAAATTTGAAATGTGTATACTCACCACTTTTTAATGCGACTGTACCACGGGTTTCTTCTTCTAATTCTCTAAGTGCACATCTTAGTGGGTTGTATATCTCTCTCCGTCTACACCCACCCGTTACAAAAATCCAATCCTTGAATCGTTTATCCCTGACCGTTAAGAATTTAAGGCTTCCATCAATCAAGCTTACTGGTATAGCAATTGCCTTATATTTTATCATTGCGCACTCGCAAGTTATAATAGAGTTACATGATTATTTATCATTTTTTTCTTCAACCTCATTTTCTTCGATTTCTTCAATTTCTTCACGTTTAACTGGAACTGGTTGAGGAGTTGTCACCTGGTGAATTAAGTGAGCTGAAAACTCTTTCAGTTTATCAAGATCATTTTTAGCTTTATTCATTTCCTTAAATAAAAATATAACACCCAAAATACAAATAATTGTGGCAATCATTAAAACATTTTCACGTTCCATGGCAATCATATAGTAGTAATTATATTGATTTTTTTAAGCTATAACTTCCATCAAGGTTTTACCTGATGGTGGACACTCATAAGGAGATTCCCCAAATTGGACAGCCTGATAATGAGCACTTTCACATGATTTTTGTATTGTTGGTGTATTCTGAACAATCATATTTTCAAGTGTCCTGGATTTAGGATCATATGTCAATACAAAAACGATGGCGATAAAAAAAAGTATTTTCCAAAACATTATTTAATATTTACAGAGAGTTTTAGTTGGAATAAAGGAGACCACCCATACCATTCTCGACACGGAGAATGTTGTAGTTGACGGCGTAAATATCATCGTCGTTATTTTGCTTATCGGATATGAGACGAGCGGAATCGAGACGAGAGAAATTCAAACTACCAGTTGGCTGGAGCTTACCTGTATCAAGGCAAAATGGGTAAAGGAAAATACGCTGATTGTTGGTGTTGTCAGCGAAGGAAGAATGATAGTACGTGGACACAGTCGTCATATTGGGGTGAGCAAATTTGAAATCAGAAACATCCGTGCCATTTATCTGTAGTTTAACCTTGTTCTCTTCGTGAGCAATAGGTAAGTTACTACCACGACGTCCAGTTACTAAATACTTAACTGGGTGATTAAGGTTAAGCTCCTGTGATTTCGCAGAAGATCTAGGGGCTTTTTGAACCTGTGTGATTAACATATTTTGGGGTTTTGACGCAAACACTTCTCTTTCATCAGTATCGAGAAACACGTAGTTACTGTAGACTTCCCATTTACTAGCAGCCGCTTGATCCCCCCATGTGATACGAAGTTCGACATCATGGTACTGAAGTGAAATCAGGGGGAGAGCGGATTGCCAGTTTTCACAGAAAAAGAAGCGGAGAGGGTAGAAACCACTGCCAGTAACCATACTGTCGGTATATATACCAGCTGACCTAGACTTCCCGTAGGTAGTGCTTAGTATTTTAGGAGCAATAGTTTGAGTGAACAGTGAATCCTGTTCATCAATGACTTGACCTCCAATTAAGAGCTCGACCTTATCGATGACAGTGGTCCAATTGAGAATACTCGTGTTAGATTTAGGGGTAGCACCGGAATCAATTGGATTCAAGTAGATGTAATTAAGAAGGTCACCCTTTCTTTCTAAACGAACGGTTGACATACCCCCATTAGATACGTTACCCTGAAGGACTTGACGCTCAACAGTTTGAGAAAAGTTTGTATGGCGCTTGTAAGTAGAACGGAAAAAACTGACTTCGGGTTGACCGACTAAGTGCACATCCTGAGCACCGACGGCGACGAGTTGGGCGATACCACCAGACATTTTATATTATATAGAGAGTTTATTTTTAACCACATTTATTTGTGTACTGGGAGTGGGTCGAGTACAAAAACGAATTTATTATTCGGGTTTAACTGGTAACGTTACAATAGGCATAAGTGTAGTTAAATCTAAGTTAAATGTTTCCGGTGGACAAGTGACTGGAAAATCTCTCAATTTTTGGCGGTAATCTAACCACGCTTGCTTCGATTCATCTGATTTATGAGGATAATCACTAATAAACATAAAGTCGCTTCCGTATAACTCAATATCTCTGATCTCACGTAATCTCTTTAATTTATACCATGGTTCTTTCTCAATTATATCACTAACAAGAAAGTTCCAGTCGTCTTCGGATGGTTTTTCGGGGTGCCCCTCAATAATTATAAGCGATTTATAGGTACATAAATGTATAAATTTACAATCCATATCAATTAGAATACTGGGAAGTCTTCTGGTTATTTCATCTTCTAGACTTATATAACTCATGTAATATAGTATAATATATTTATAATTTCATTATGAAGTATATTCTCATGTTTGGCAGCGAGATGGCAAGATTAAAGACCGTGGTGGGCGTCGCGCCTACATCTGCGACTGTAAGGTTGTGTTGATGAGATTCGTTCACCGGATTTGTGTGAACATGGCCACCTACTTGGTTTGTGTTATGTTGATGACCGGCAGCTGTTTTTGAACTATGTTGATGATTACTAGCATTCACAGTATGATTGTGAGTATTTATCGTTGAACTATGTTGATGATTAACTGGATTTACGTTTCTGGTGATGGAGATACTGTTACTCGCAGAATTATTCATTGCTGTCCAAGAAGCACCACCTGAAAAAGGTGCATTTCCCGCATATCTTGTGTCATTGATAACGAGAGGGTGTCCATGTGCCCCACCCGAGTTCGTTCCATGAGTATGGTTACCCCTGGAGCCAGTTTGATGGTTATGTTGGGTATTAGAGACACTATCGGTATGGCTATGATTCATTTCTTTAAAATTGTGAGTATGAGCAAAAGCATTTTCCATATTATGATTGTGATCACCCTTCTGTGATTTAAATGTCGCGTGGGTATGCTTTGGTATATTGGGTACACCGTATGGGGCAGTATTCGCGTCACGCGACTGACCAACGTTAAACGAAATTCCTGCACCTAAAATGTATTTATTTCCTAAATTTGGTGTACCGTTCGTTCCATCACATATCACCCATCCCGTAGGTATATTAGCCTCTGAACCTGACCATATGGCTATCATACCAGATGGAACAAATGCGCTACTCCCGATATCACTACCACTCAAATCGTCACACACCAAATCACCAAATTTTGTATCACCGTGTACATCTAACCCAAAGCTACTAGATGGATCATTTGTCCCAATTCCAACATTACCATCTATAACAGTTATGATAGTTGATACCATTAAAATTAGGTTAGATTTTATATTTTAATTACATACGCGAGAACATAATAGGATGCTAATTTCGAAAATGAAGCGACTACCCCAGTGTTTCTCCATCCTGCTGGTGTTCCAGGTGATATTTGAAACCCTTGATGATCGTGGTTTGTATCAGTACCCAATGCATGAGTATGTGCATTATTAGTTACCTGTTCGTACTGGTGTTGATGGGCACTATTACTCATTCCTTGATGTTGATGGTCACCGGCGAGTGACACTGTACCGTGTTGATGTTGACCACTAGCATCAGCATTACCATGGTTATGATCCCCAACGGCATCTGTTCGTCCTGGTTTTTGACTTGGAGATGAATAAGACCTAATAGCGTTAGAATGTCTAGTCCATGATCCAGCACTGGAGTTGTAATTGTAATTAATTCCACCAGAAACGTAACCCGTCCTCCCGTTACGAATATCCACCAAATCTAGATTATGAGAATGACCTCCTGTATCATTCGAACCATGGTTATGGGCCGTAGCAACTGTGTTATGATTATGCGATCCAGCTGCATTAGTTCCACCATGGTCATGCGCGCCGGTGTTCTCAACGTTATGAACGTGATTACTAGTATTATAGGTAGCATACTGGTGTTGATGATCAGCAACAGATTGCTGGGTGATACCGTGGGTATGCTTTGGTATATCGAGGTCGGTCATTGTATGATTGTGATTGGAGATCGAGCCTACTGGCTGGCCACTAGTTGCCTTACCCCTTACAAACATATCTCGTAAATCCGGTGCGGTTATAGTACCACCACCATCCGTTCGAGTATAACTGGTTCCATTACACAATTTCCAGTGATTTGGAATATTCGCTACTGCACCGCTCCATATCATTATTGCACCAATTGGTATATGTGGATTTGTCATATCACCAACGGTTAGAGAAGATACTATGATCTTTTTAGTTGTGACTTTTCCATCTACACGTAATGTTTTTCCCTGAACATCTTTTGTACCAATCGCAACGCTTCCACCAAAACTTCTTACGTTAGTCACTGACATATCTATAGTTAATTGACAATAAAAAAACATACAATTTACGAAGCTGGTCCTTTCATTATGAAACATACCAGTCTATATTGTGGTATTGCAGAAGATGACTCGGTTGTATTTTGTGAAACACCAACCTGATGGTCATGACTACCCCCCGCGTTGGCGGTGTGACTGTGTTGGTTACCGTGCGCGGTTCCATTCACGTTGACGGCGTTTCCACTGTCTTGGTGATCATGGGAACCGCCTTGACTCAAAGTATGAGTATGATTGGTATTATACTGCCCCATGGGATGAGTATGAGAGTCTGTCTGATTTGTATTATGATTATGAGGACCCACATAGTTGGCATTGATTCCGGGATCATCGTTTGAGTGGACGGGTCCGTGTGCAGTCCATGATCCAAATACCTGTTCATAAGGATACCCACCAGAAAAGGCGGCAAATCGTGTATCATTAATGTCGACATCGTGCGTATGATTTATGCTGCTCTGGAAATTGTGACTGTGTGATGTCCCAGAGGCCTGATGTTGATGTGGTGCGTTTTGATTGGTGTTTGGGTGATTATGTGGTGCATCGGATGTGTTATTATGGCTATGCGCCCCCGACGTCCCTTGACAGTTGTGCTTGTGTTGATGTGCTGTGGTGGTAGTTACTTGATGTTTGTGCTGAGGGAAGCTATTAATATTACCATTGGTACCTAGAGCAAGATTCGAGTCGGTTTGTTTAGTCCTGACTACGGTTAATGGAGAGCCTGTAGTTATTCCTCGTGGGAAACTTGCTCGTAAATCCGGTGTACCGTTCGCTCCATCACATAAAAGCCACCCTGTAGGTATATTTCCTACGTCATACCACATGATGATTAAACCTTCTGGGACATCAGCGTTGCTGACACCGGCTACAGTTAATGAAGTGACACTTAAAGCTCCTACATTTGAAGTGGTCTTGTTTACGCTTAATACACTATCACCAACAGTATCGGTACCTATACCAACATTTCCTCCAAATGATTGAATGATTGTTGTAGACATGTGTCTTGCTAATAATTAATTATATTTAAATGTGAAATACTTCAACACATTTAAATATAAATTTAGATTTATATTGATTTTTACCTGTTTAATAACTATATTCTTCTGTACTTGATCCTATTGCTATATTTGAACATCCACTACTAGCTGCTGAACTGATATATTCTACAAAGATGTTATACATACCCTCTACATTAAATGTTTTTGTCGGTCTAAATTTAACTGTTCTAACATCTGATGTTATACTAGTGGCATCCCATGGATTATCGTTGGTATGACCAAAAATATTAATTGGTCCTTCGATTATAGACAAACCTACACCACCAGTTCTATGACCACCACCCACGTCTATTGTCATTGTACTCATTTCCGTAGGTGATTCGACTACATGTGCTGTGATTTTAGCTGAAAATATTTCGGGGGCGAATCCAATTGAAATTTGAGCATTCGCGGCTGTAGTTCCATTTGCAATAGTTCCTGTTCTGCTATATGTTTTCCGACTAACGGCATCGGAGTTTATTATGGTACCTCCATGAACTTCCAACTTCGTACCAGGACTTGTTGTCCCGATCCCAGTGTCCCCATTCGTGTTTACAACGAAGTTATACGAACTAAGGACACCTTCTCCACCAGAGGCACCACCATAGCCAGCACATAATTGATTAGACCCGACGGAAGTTAAGGTTTGTCCCACCCATAATCGAGACGCGTGTCCAGATGACCGAACAGCAAACATACTATCCAAAACAGGATTGGCGGATGTTCGTATCGTAAT